CGGCCAGCGTGGTGCCGGCAGCGGCGACCACAGGGGCGGGCTGCTTCGTCTTGCTCATGGTGTCTCCTGGCGGGGAGGGGTGGGGCCGCGCACCGCCATGCGCGGCCCCGTGCTGCGCCGGCGCGGCGCGTTATCCCGAGGCGGCGGGATGGCGTCAGGCGGCGGTGTCGTGGATGCGGATGGTCGAGCCAGGCACGCCGGCCGCGGCGCCTTCGTACAGCAGCGCCTGGAACGGCAGGGTGACGATCTGCTCGCCCTCGCCCGTGGCCGGGATGGTCGCGCCGCCGAACTTGATCCGCGGCAAATAGATCGACACGGCGTCAGTGTTCGCCGCGCTGCTGGCATCGAGGCGCACCAGCAGCGCTACCTCCGTCTCGTTCAGGAAGGCATTCAGCAGCGTGGCGCTCTCGAAGAGCGCCGTGACCTCGCCCGTCAGGCGATATCGCCCGAGGATAATGTCGGGCGCGAAGTCCTGCCCGACCACCGCCGGCATGGAAGCGGCGATGTCGGCGTTCAGCGTCACGCCGGTGACCACCCCCTGCACGGTGCCGGCCACGAGCAGCACGCCATTCACCGCCGCGGCGATGCCATCAACCCCAGCTGCGGTGGGGCTGGTGAAGTAGGGTGCGCTGCCGGCCGTCAGCACCTGCATGTTGCGGCCCATGACCGGGATCTCGATCGTCGACATGCCGGTGGCCGGCAGCGACAGCCGATAGCCATGCACGCGGCACTCGGTAAAGAGGCGCGCGATGTCGAGGTCATCGTGGTAGTGCTCGAAGGCGAACAGCCGCCGCACGTGCCCGCTGGCCGGCACGATGGTGGTCTTCCCCGGCACGGTCAGCGTGAAGGCGGTGTCGGCCGTCTGCGTGGTCGGCGCCGGCGTGACGGTCACCTCGCGGTTGCTGGTGCCCCCGAACGAGAGGATGGTGAAGTTCGTGGCGTTGTTCGCCGCGTTTGACATGCCGCCGAGCCGGATCACCATGCCCACGCCGAGCCCCAGCGCGACCGGATCGCCGCTGCCGAAGGTGAGCCGGGCCGTGGTGCTGTCGGCCGCGCAGGACGTCAGATCGCTCTCGTCGAGCGCCACGCCCGCCGTCGCCGTGTCGCGGTTCACCGCCTCGAAAAAGTCGAAGTAGGTGCCCGGCGACAGCTCCCCGCTGATGTTCCCCGCCACGCGGCGCGTGCCGTGACGGAAGTCGGCCACCTGCCGATCGACGCGGATTTCGGCGCTTTCGTAGGTATCCTTCGTCAGGTCCAGCGTCGAGCCCACGCGGCGCAGGATCTGCCCACCGGAGGCGCCGGGCGCCGTGGCGGTATCCGCCTCGGTGTTGCTAGTCATCGTGCCAGCCGAATAAGCCTTGTAGGCCACGCGGACAGAAACGCCCTCGGCGATGGTCATGCTCGGGTTCCTTGCTGAGAAAGGCGGCCTCAGCCGCGGAAGCGGTACTCAAAGGGGGCGATGGCGGTGCGGATCCACCAGATGCCGTCGCCGCTCGCGCCGGGCTCAGGCATGATCATCGTGCCGACGAAGGACAGGTCGCCGCTGCGCCGGCTGCGGAACACGTCGACCGCGGCGTCGAGCATGGCGAGCAGCGTGTCTTCGCCCCGGCCGCGCTGCGCGAAGCCGCGCATGACGACCGAGCCGCGTAGGCGGCGCTCGTTGTTCCGCCGGCCACCCCCGAAGGCGACGACGGCTTCCTCGGCGAACTCGACCGACAGCCACAGCCAGTGCTGCGTCGTCGCAGCCGAGGGAGCGGCGTCGCGGGTGTTCTGATGCCACACCACCGGCTCGAGGCGGGCCCAATGCGCGGCCCACATCGTCTCAATGGCGGTAATCGCGGCGGCTTGGGTCATCGCGGGTCAATCACTCGGATGGCCGGAAAGCGCAGCGCGGTCGCCGCACGGCGGGCGGCGCCGCGGTCTTGTCCGGATGTGCCACGCACCGCAGCCTCGCGGGCGCGACCGGCGCCAGGGCCGGCCACGTCTTCGTAGGTAAAGCGGATCTGCGCCACCCCTCGATAGTCCTGCGCCAGAAACTGCGCCGTTTCCGCGACGATGTGCGGTGCGACCTGCACCACAAACGGGCCGCCCTTGTTGTCTTTGCCCACCTCAAGGCGCCGGGAATAGGGCACCGTCGCGACGACCGTCAGAACGTCGGCACCCGCCGGAATGCCGCCTGCGGAAGGCGCGGCTTGGTTGTCGCCGACGAAAAGCATCAGCCCGCGCTTGTAGTCGCCCGTTCGCTCGGGCGCGCGGGCCCGCAGCTTGGCCAGCGCCACTGCGGCAATCTCCCGCATGTAGCGCCACTGCAGAATGATCGTGCCGTTCTCCCGCACCGTCTCATAGGTCGCGCCGCGCCGGCCATCGACGATCCGGGTCAGCGTCGGCGCAATGCCGCCCGACCGCGCACGCTGCTCGCGAATCACGCGCGCTTCCTCGGCGTGCGCCGTGGCGATCAGGGCCTCCCGCGCGTTCTCGCGCTGCCGGACGCCGACCTGCTGCACATAGGCGCGCATGCGCGAGGGCACCGCCATCAGCCGGCCACCTTCAGATTGTAGCGGATGACCGTCGAGCCCATGCGGACCGTCTCGACCTCCTCGATGTGCGTCAGTCGGTCGCCGACTGTGATCTGGTCGCCCCGCAGCGGCGGCACGAAGGTCGTCAGGCCGGTCGGGCTCAGCACGACCATCGTGTCGGCCTGCGAAGCGTCGGCGCCGGGCGCGAGCGGATCGACCGCGGCGCGGCGCACGAAGGCGGTCGTGGCGAGCGTCGTGTCGGACGGCGTGCCGATGCGGCGCAGCGTGACGGGCTCGCCGTGCGCGGCGATCTGCCGGTCGAGCATGGCGATCGCGGCGGCGGGGGTCATCCCACGCGCACCAGCCGATAGCGGGCGAGCGCGGCGAGGCGATCGGCCGACAGCGCCACCATGCCCTGTTTCGTGTCGAAGTAAGAGACTTGCCCGACGCCCTCGACCTGTTCCGAGCGGATGGCGGAATCGCGGCCCTGGCCGCGGTACATGCCGACGACCATGTCGAGCGCCGCGCGCGACAGCGCCGGGGGCGCCTCGTCCGGCACATTGAATCCGGCCGTGTAGTCGATCGTCACCTTCTTTGCCGACCACGCGACCCGCTCGTCGTCATACAGGCGATAGAGCAGCGCGCCGTCGAGTTCGTATTCGGCCGGGTCGAGCGTGCTGCCGTCCACCGTGACGCTCGTGATCGCCGGCGCCAGGTCGCGGCCGAGCGTGATCGCGTAGAGCGAGAACGGCTGGCGCTCGATCTGCGTCACCTGCTCGACGCCGAAGGTTTCACGGTTGCAGTAGTGCGCGAGCAGCGAACTCGCCTCGGCGATCATGTCCTCGATCTTCGCGTCGTCGGCCGACGTCGTCAGGCCAAGCTCGTTCTTGACGCGCGCCACGGTGACGAGGTCGCCGTAGAGCGCCGGAGAGGTGACCGTCAGCATTAGCGGTGCGCGATCTGGCTGAGCAGCGGGTACAGGTCGAGGCGAACGACCGAGCCGTCTGCGTTGCGGGTGGTCAGCATGCCGTCGGCGCTCACCTCATGCGCGACCACCGCCGGCCCGGGCGGACCGCGCTCGCCGGCGCGCCCCGGCGGGCCGGGGTCGCCAGGCTTCCCGGTCTTGCCGCGCATGGCGATCATCTGCCAGCCCTCGCCCGGGCACGGCCCGGGGTCGTCGCGCAGCGCCACAAAGGCGGAGCCGTTGCAAACGGCGACATCCATCGCGCGATAGGCCTCGGCCTCGTCCCAGGTGCCGCGGACGACCAGCGAGCGCCCATCGGCGCCGGGCGCCGCAAGGCATGTCCAGTCGGCGTGCGGCGGCGCGCGCCCGGTGTCCCGCACCGCCTGCCAGGTCGCTCCGGCGTGCGTGACGACGTCGCCGGCATAGTGCACGGCGTCGGTCCATGCGCGGGCGATCGGCAGCATGCCGGGCGGCCCCTGCTCGCCGGGCAGGCCGCGCTCGCCCTGGGGCCCGCGCTCGCCCGGCGCGCCGTCCTGCCCGGGCGGCCCCGCCTCGCCGCGCGGCCCCGGTTCGCCAGGCGGGCCGCGTTCCCCCGGCGCCCCGTCCGCGCCGTCGCGACCATCCCGCAGCGTCGCGAGCCGCGCGGCGATCATGTCCTCCATCGTCGCGCGCAGCCGCTCGAGATCCGCGCGCGCCTGTTCCTGAATCGCCTCGCGCTCGAGCCGCCACTGCTGCCGCTCGTGCGCGATGACCTCGCCGAGCGCGGCGCGCAGCGCATCAGCCTGCAGCACGGCGCTCGGCCTCGCTGGCCGCGCTGAGCAGATCGGCGCTCGTGATCCACTGGAAGGCGCGGGATTCGTCGTCGTCATCTGGTGCGGCCTCCTCGGCGGGCGGCGCCTCGGGCGCGGGCGGTTCGGGCGGGCGCATGGCGCTGCCATAGGACAGCGGCACGACCTGCTGCTGAACCCGCGGCATGACGCCGTGGCCGCCCTCGACCGCCGGCAGGTCGATCTGTGCCCGCGCCTCGTCGGGGCTATAGATGCCGCCGATGACGCCAGCCCGGAGCGCCTCGAGCTGGTCGCGGTATGCGCTGCGAAGCAGCGCGCGCGTGTCGAACTCGAGATACTCGTCGGGCATCCCGCGCAGCCGGAACAGGTTGCCGAGCGCCTCCTCGATGTGGTTCAGCGCGAAGCCGAGCCCCGAGGCAATCCACGACTGCATGAGCAGCTCGGTCGACGCGAAGGTCGTGCCGCCCAGGCCGAGCACCTGCAGCGGCATGCGGAAGGCCAGCGCGACATTCTGCTCGCTCATTTTCAGCAGATCGGCCAGGCGGCCATCGCCGGCCGAGGTGGTCACCGGCTTCGCCTTCAGCCCCCAGGCTAGGATCGGCGTTCCGCCCGCATTGTCGCCCTTCGTCTGCTCGTCCCAGCTCGCTCGCAGCGCCAGCGACTGCTCGCGGGTCAGCTGCTGATCGGTTTCGAGCATGAACGACGGGCGCGCCTGGTTCAGGTAGAACGAGACTTGCTGGCTGAGCGCCGCGCCGGAGAGTTCGAGGTCGAGCGCTGTCGAAAGGATCGGGCTCACGCCCTTCAACGGGTGCCGCGGCGTGTGCAGCCGGACATGCAGCACGTCGCGGGCCGGGATCGGAACCGCCATGCTGAACCGACGCTCGAACACCTCGTTGCCGCCGAGCGAGTAGAAGATCTCTCCGCCCTCAGCGATCAGCGCCATGCCGGTCCGCATCAGGTGCAGTTCCGCGATCTCGCCGCGCTCGTTGCGCGTGGCGACCGCGAAGGCCTCGCCGTTCGTGTAGAGCCGGCGGGTCAGATTCAGCAGGAAGTCCGAGATCGACTGGTAGTCGTTCGGCCGGCGAATGACCCGGCTCAGCGCCGATCCGGCGACACGCTCGCGCCCGCCGTTCGCCAGCTTGCGCCAGTGATCGCCCGGGCACATCGCCACCGTCTGCGCATAGGCGGAGACGCAGGCCTCGACCATCGCCGAGGATTCGCCGTAGGGCTGCAGCGAGTGCCCCATCTGCCACCAGTTCAGCGACCGGCCGGCGGTGGCGGACAGCCAGCCATCGGACAGCGCATAGGGCCCTGGGCGATACGCGCCTTCCGGCGCGCGCGTCAGGGCGCGAACGGCTCGGGTCAGCCAGTTCGCCATCTCAGCGCGTCTGGTACCGCTTGCCGCGGGCCGGGCTCATCTGGCGATCGACCGCCGGCGCGGATTCACGGGCGGCGGCCACCTCGGCGAGATCCACACTGCGCGAGCGCGGCCCGTGCGGACCGACCGCGACGAGCGCGCCGCTGGCGTGCCGCAGCGCGCCGGAGGGCTCGATCGACACCTCGCGCGGATCGACGGCAGTGCCGTCCTCGAGAACATACCACGTCTCGCGCATGCGTCCCTCCGCACATGAGAATGAGGCGGCCGGAGCCGCCTCATCCGTTCATCACCGGCCGTCGTCGACCGTGACGTAGAACGTGCCGCTGGTCGCGTTGCCGCCCGAGGCGATCACGAATTTGATCCGCTCGCGGCCGACGGCGATTCGATCGAGCACCGCCGTTCCGGCGGCTGCGTAGAGCGCCGCCACGCCGGCGGTCGTATGCGTCGCCTGGCGCGGCGCCTTCACGACCGAGGCATTGACGTTCGTCTCGGTCCAGACCGTCTGCGCGGTCGTCTCGGTCGTGATCGTGAAGTCGACGCCGTCGGTGAAGTCGTCCTTCACATACTGGATGCTCTCGATGAAGCCCGACAGGAACGGCGTGTAAGCCGTGGCGCTGCCGTCGGCTGCGGTGGTGATGTCCACCTGGAACCTACGAATCATGGGGTTACCTCTGGCTATGGCGGTTCGAGGGAAGGAAGGCGGGCCGTTGCCGGCCCGCCCGGCGGATCAGTACGAGGTGCCGTCGATCCACTGCACCATGGACGGGCGGCCCATGACCCAGCTGACGTCGAGCAGCATCCGCACGCCGACCGTGGCCGTCTGGTAGAAGGACCGCACCGGGTCGGCGGTGGTCGGGCCGGTGCCGCTGACGATCTCGAGCGGCGTCGTGTCCTCCATGTGAACCGTCGCCGTCTCGTTGATGTCAAACTCGGGCGCGTCGCCCATCGCGGTGTAGAAGTCCGAGTTGCGGATCGCGATCAGACGGCCGGCGGTCGCATAGGTGGACTCGACGATCGTCACACGCTGCGCGATGGCGGAGAACCAGCCGGCATTGTTGTCCGGCCCGTCCATCATCGAGATCGAGAGCCCCTGGGCGGGGTTCATGATCACGGTGATGTTGTCGGCCGCGTTCGCCGCGATGAACGGCGCGAGCAGCGCCTTGAAGTCCTCCTTCACCGCGACATGGTCGCCGCCGCCGAAGCCCGTCGCGACGGCGGACACGCCATTGAGCAGGCCCGCCGGCCGCGCCGTGCTGGACGCGGTCGCGTCGAGCAGGGCGCTGTCGAGCGTCGCCGCGGTGTCCTCGAGGATGCCCTGGCGGACGATCGCCTCGATGGCCGGGGTCGAGCGCCGCGCCAGCTCGCGGGAGAACGGCACGATCACGCCCATCTTGCGCGGGCTGATCTCCGCCGCCGCGGTCGTGATGCGGCCGACGCGGATCGGCGAGCCCTCGGCGACGAAGCCGCCACCGGCGCCGCCGGCATTGCGGCGCGGCAGCTTGATCGTGCCGGTGCCGTCGAACATCAGGCCGACACCGCGGTCGCGCAGCCGGGGATAGATCGAGGCGCCGGTGAGCGCGTTCAGGAAGCCGGAGTTGACCGTCTGCAGCAGCTCGGACGCCCAGCCGCTGGTCGTCGTCGTGCCGATCGTCTGGTCGGCGCGCGTGACGATGTTGTGCGTGGCCTCGTGCCCCGGGTAGCGCTCATCGAGCACACGCTCGATCGGCCGGCGGTCGAAATGGCTGATGCCGTTCACGACCAGCGCGCGGACCATCAGGTCGAGGCCGGACACCTCGCGCTGCGGGAAGCCGAGCGGGCGCCGGTTCACCGCGGGCGCCGCGACGGCGCCGGCATTGAGGCCGATGCGCTGCTCGGTGTTCTTCAGCACGGCGAGCGCGCGCTCGGCGACCTCGACCTCGGCGTTCAGCGCGTCGATCGCCTCGATGTCGAGCGTGTCGGCGTTGCTCAGTTCGGCCAGGCGGTCGCGCTTGGCGTTGAGGTCGGACTGCGCATGCTCGATGCGCTGCGAAATGGTGGTCATGCTAGCCATCCCCTTGTGTCGCGGGAAAGCCGCCGCTCGGGCAGGCGCCGCGGGTTTCGTCTCGGCGTGCTCGCCGGTCACCGCACGCGACTGGACGCCGCCGGCATGCTCGCCGAACGCCAGTTGCAGTGTTTCGTCTGAGACGTTGAGGCTTCGCGCCAACTTCAGCGCGTTGGTGTTCGAGGGTATCGAAACCAGCGAGGCCTCGAGCAGTTCCTGGCGCATGTAGTCGTAGGGGTCTTTCCCCCGCGCGCCTTCGCTGATGACGCTGAACCCGACCGAGACGGCTCGCAGGATGCCCTGCTCGACCAGGCTCGCGAGTTCATCGATGCGCGCGCTGGTGCCCTTGGCCGCCAGCACGAGGCGGCCCATCAGCCGACCGCCCTCGACGCGCACATTCTCCCAGGTTCCGATCGGCAACCCGTCGGAGTGCCGGAATAGGGCGATCGGGTTCCGCTTGAACGCGGTCAGATCCCAGCCGTCCGGGTTTATCCGCGTTCCGTGGCGGTCGCGGCTGCCGTCGGACAGGACGAAATCGAGGCCGGTTCCGGCGGAAACGCTTTCGCGACGCTGCATAGGAAAGCCCCCGCTCAGAAGATCATCGCCGCCAATTCGGCGACGGGTTTCGCCTCCGGATTCCGCACCATCAGCGCCGCCGCGCAGAACAGCGCGACGAGCGGGTCGATCTTCGCCGTGCCCGCCGCCTGCTTCGTGATGCTGATCGCGTTACCCTTCGGCTCTACCTTCGCATTGCCGACGCACCAAGCCATGAGCGGCTGCCCGGCGTGCGCCATGGTCCCATTCGCCAGCCGGTTCTCGACCGTCTTAATCACGCCGTTCAGCCGCCAGCCCTGCTGAATGCCGACGACCCGGTCGCCGTCGATTCCTACCTGCGCCAGCGCGTCGACCGCGTCCGCGGGCCCGTAGAGGTCGAGCGCCACCTGAGCGAGAACACCGGCCGCGTCCACATCCGCGACCAACTGCGCCAGCTGCTCATTCGCCTCCGCCATGTCGCCGACGATCACGAGGTCGCCCGACTCCGCCAGGTCGCGCAGCCGCGGCGCCTCGGACTTGCGCCGGTCGAGCACGCCGCGGTGAGCCCAGGCGCGCGCCCAATGCAACCAGCGCCGCGTGCCGCGCTCGCGGCCAAGCACCGCGAGGCCGAGCAAGTCGTCGAGCCCGCCGCCGTCGACGCCGACCGTCACGACGTCGCAGCGCTCGAGCAGTTCCGGCAGGCTCATCGGCTCGGCCGCCGCAAGCCAGTGATCGGCGCCGGCCCAGCGATCGGACAGCAGCGCGAGGCCGATCTCGACGTTCAGATGCTGCGACGCCCAGCGCCGGAACTCCTCCTCGCCGGCCGCCTGCGCCGCCTCGAAGTCCGGTACCAGGCGCTCGACGGTGATCGACCGGCCGTTGTTCGGCGTGACCATGTGCCAGTTGCTCGGCGCCCGCCAATCGACATCGGGCGGGAACTCGTAGAGCACGGGCAGCAAAGGCGCCTGCAGTTCGCCGTCCCGAACCTTGCGCGCCTTCATCAGTTCCGCGCGGAAGACGCCAGCCGGCGTGCGCTCCGACTGCGTCGTGATGGTGAGCAAGAATCCTTCTGGCTGGCTGACGAGGCCGCCGCGCAGCTGCCCGATGACCCGGTCGGCGTCCTTCGCCTCGGCGATGACGTGGAGCTCGTCGAGCAAAACGCCCGCGGGCTTCGCGCCGGTGACGATCTTAGGGTCGAACGACTTGACCTTCAGGAACGCGCCGGTCGGTCGGTAAATGATGGTCTTTAGGTGGTCCCGGATGTGGAACTTTGCCCGCAGCACCGGCTCGGCCTCGATCATGCCGACCGCCTGGCGGTAAGCGAGATCGGACACGTCTTGCGTCGGCGCCACGATCAGGAACTCGGCGCGCGGGCGCTGGTTGATCAGCAGCGCCGTGACCATGATCGCCGCGCCGGCGGTCGTCTTGCTGTTCTTCTTCGGCACCAGCACGAAGATTTCGCGGATGTGCCGCTCGACCCCATCCCAGGAACCGAACAGCGCCCGCACAATGTCCCGCGTCCAGTCGCCCGCGGCCTCGGCCATTTCCGGCTTGCCTGGCACGTCCGGCAGCCTGAGGCGGTCGAAGATGGCGACGGCGCGACCGCCTTCGCGTGTCAGCCCCGGCAGCGACGGGATGAGCGTCTCGCCACGCTTGATCCGCTCCTGCCAGTCGACGCAGGAAAGCGACCAGCCGCTCATTGCAGCCGCGGCGAAGTCGGATCGAGCAGATCCTCCCAGGACGTGCCGCGCTCAGCGTGCCGCGCGTCGATGTCGCGCTGCTCCTTCTTGCCGATCGGCTCCTCCGCCGGCGACTTGTCGCGCCAGCCGGCGCGGGCCTTCAGCCAGAAGATCGCGGCCTGCACCGCCTGGTTGCCGTCGCCGGTCGCCTTCTTGAACAGGCTCTGCGCGACCTTCGCGTTCGCCTCAATGTGGCCGACCTCGAGCTCCTGCCAAAAGTGCTTGCGGAGCGTCGGCGGCGTGATTCCGATCACCTTCGCGATCTCGTAGTCCGGGATCCCGAACGCCGACATGCTCTTCACCGCGGCCCGGTCTTTCTCGCTCGGCTGGAACGCTGGCCGCCCGCCCTTGTTCTTCGCGGTCATGCCGCCTTCTCCTGAGCGCGCGCAGCCTCGACATCGGCGAAGGTGCGCCCGTCCGCCTCAAGCGTCGCGGCCTTGCCGCTGAACTGCTGCCAGCGCCGCACCGCGACGTCGACGTAGAGCGGATTCAGCTCGATCGCGTGCGCGGCACGCCCGGTGAGTTCCGCGGCGATGATGGTGGTGCCGCTGCCGCTGAAGGGTTCATACACGGCGTCGCCCGGCGCCGAATTGTTCTCGATCGGCCGGCGCATGCATTCCACCGGCTTCTGCGTGCCGTGGCCGGTCTCGGACTTGACGTGCTCGATGAACCAGACCGTCGACTGCTTCCGGCCGCCATGCCAATGCCCGACCTGCCCCTTCTTCACGGCATAGGCAGCGATCTCGTGCTCCGGCAGGAAGTTCCAGTTTTCGTCCGCGCCGGCACGAACGCCGTAGAAGCACGGCTCGTGCTGGCGATGGTAGTCGCCGCGCGAAAGGACGTGGCGCGTCTTCACCCAGACGATCTGCGCGCGGATTTTGAACCTGGTCGCTCCGAGCGACGCCGCCACGTCGCCCGCGAAGGTGCCCGCATGCCAGACGTAGGCGACCGCCCCGGGAAACAGCGCCCATGCCTCGCGCCAGTCCGCCCGTTCATCGTTGAGCACCTTCCCGGTCGCGGCGCCCGTCGATCCGACCCCGGCGTTGACCCGCCACGCCGGGTCGTACTTCACGCCATACGGCGGGTCGGTCACCATCAGGTGAGGCTTTGCGCCGGCGAGCGCCTTCGCGACCACCTGGCCGTCGGTGCAGTCGCCGCAGACGATGCGATGACGGCCGAGCAGCCACACATCGCCAAGCGCCGACACAGGCACCGCCTGCACTTCGGGAACGTCGTCCGGATCGGTCAGGCCTTCCGTGGTGTCGGCCAGGATGCTCGCGATTTCAGCGCCATCGAAGCCGGTCAGGCCCAGGTCGAACCCGTCAGCCTGGAGGTCGCCGAGCTCGAGCTTCAGCAGATCCGCGTCCCATCCGGCATTCTGCGCCAGCTTGTTGTCGGCCAGGACGTACGCGCGGCGCTGCGCCTCAGTCCATCCCGCGGCGACCATCACCGGGATCTCGGCGATGCCCAGCTTGCGCGCGGCCATCACGCGCCCATGCCCGGCGATGATCTGCCCGGCCTCGTCCACGAGCACCGGCGTCGTCCAGCCCCATTCGCGGATCGATGCCGCGATCTGCGCCACCTGCTCGTCGCTGTGCGTCCGAGCGTTCCGCGCGTAGGGCAGCAGATCGGCCACCAGGCGCCTCTCGACCCGGTCGGCCGGCCATTCCTGCTTCATCGCCCCTCGCGCGTGCAGCGGAAAAAAAGCCCTGCGTGAG